CAAATGGAAAAGGAGTAAATGCTTCTGCGCCACAACCAGATAACCAAACAAGAACTTACCCACTAGCAATCACAGTAGGTGAAAAAATTTATCCTAGTTTTGCTGTGGAAATGTTGAGAGTTAAAACAGGTAATAAAAGTTATATAGTTAAAACATCAGAAATAGGAATACAGGAAGTTGCTGTAAAAGGATTCGAACCTATTATTACTCAACCAGACGGCACAGCATATATACGTTTTAATAATAGTTTTGAAACTATAGAATATACAGGAGCAGACAGCATACCAGATTTAGCAGGTAAAATGGTGATAGTGGGTGTTACAGCAGAAGGTATAGCAAACCCTGTACCTACACCTAGAGGAAACTTATATCCACAAGAGATACAAGCTCATATGCTACAGAACTTTATAGATGGTAGTAACATAACACGAAGTCAGTTAAGTGCCATCACAGAGCTTCTCATAGGGTTACTGACTATGGTACTTGTTGCTTTAGCAGTATATAGATTACCTTTACTACTAACGGCACCTATTGCCTTAGCGATTTTAGGCGGTATAGCATATTATAGTGTAAGACAATACACAGGTAGTTTAGTACTAGTAGACGCAACATTTCCTGTTCTAAGTGGCTTTTTAGTTTTTACACAGGCGGCATTTAATAACTTTTATAAACAGTTTAAATTACGTGAACAAATTAAGAAACAATTCGAACATTACCTTGCACCAGCCATGGTTAAAAAGTTACAAAAAGATCCAAGCCTATTACGTTTAGGTGGAGACACAAGAACAATGACATATTTGTTCTCAGACATTCGTGGGTTTACTCCCATATCGGAACAGTTTAAAACAGACCCACAAGGGTTAGGTAAACTTATAAACAGATATATGACCCCAATGACTGATTTAGTTATGCGTAAAGAAGGCACAATAGACAAGTATATAGGTGATGCCTTAATGGCGATATGGAATGCCCCACTTGATGTTGATAACCATGCTCAGTTGGCAATCGAAACAGCACAGGAAATGGAAACAGAATTAGCAACTCTCAATAAAGAACTTAAAGCAGATGGCTTAATGGAGTTAGGTGTTGGTATAGGTATTAACACAGGCGATGCTGTAGTAGGTAACATGGGTAGTAATCAACGTTTTGATTACACCGTATTAGGTGATAGTGTAAACTTAGCGGCACGTTTAGAAGCACAGACAAAAGAGTATGGTGTGTTCTTTATGTTTACAGAGCATACACTAAAACAAATACCAATACCGGAAAATTTAGTAATGCTGGATAAAATTGCAGTTAAAGGACAAACAGCACCAGTAACAATTTATACTATATTGCAAGATCATAAGTATGCAAGAGTAGTAAACAGAATGGTTGATGCATATCAAAATAGAGCATGGGCAGAGTGTTCTAATCAACTAGAAATAATTAAAGATCATAAATGGAACGATACCCTTGCAGATCTTTATGCAGTAAGAATCAAACAACCTATGCCTAAAGGCGAATGGGACGGAGTTGAACGCAAAACAACCAAGTGATAAATAATAATATGGCACAGGATAATATACAGCAAAAAGAAGAAGAAGTTTTAATTAAAGTTAGTCTATGGGCTAAGATAAAACATTGGTGGCGTACACTTATAAGAGAAGAGTGGGAAATCACTGTTTTCTTTCCTGGTGATCTTAAAATATTACCAGATGGAACGACAATACAAAAAGATGCGCCTAAGACATATCGTGCTAAAAAAATTAAAAAAATAACAACCAAACATATTATCTTTACAGATTTATTAGGCGTAAAACACGAAATTAAAGTAGTTAATCCTGTTGGCTATGATGTAAGAAAGATTTATTAATTATTCGTCTGGTGACCAATCCTTTAGATTCCTAAAAAACATATAGTAATGTCTGAAATCCTTCAGTTGCTGTTTAGCATGGAAAAGTTCTAATGGAATTCCCTCACCATGATTTACTAATGGAAAATAATATCTTTTAATAATTCTTTCTAATTTTTTTGTATCGGCACCTAAGGCATCTAAAATTATATTATTAAAAAGACGGTCAGTAATCAGATCAACTAGCCAATAATGATGAGGATTATCTGGATTATATCTTCTAATTACTTCTCTAGATTCGTAAAATAGTCCTCTAATAGGATTCATACCTGGTCTGTAAGATTGCATAATTTCTTTGAATCTAAAACTTTCATGCTCTGTAGACATGTTTTTCATTACACGAGCATAATCTTTTTTCATTGCTTCTTTTAAAGATTCGATATTTTCACCAATATTCTGATGATACTGTTTTAAGAGTCTATCAAATATTTTTTTGTACTTTGTGGGTAACTGTTCATAGTAGACCTCCTGGATTTGGTCTATTTCTATGGCACCTTCTAGTAGTGTATGTGGGATTGTTTTAGTTCTTTGAAACTTGTCTAGTTCGGTTGTTATCCGCAAAATAACAAAATCTATTATTTCGCCTTTGCTCATATCGAGTATTTATCAAGAATTTATTTGTAGTATAGTGTGTAGTTTTTCTGTGCCACCGTTTTTATGTAAGGTAATTTTTGCTCCATTATGTAATGGCTTAGGCCATTGACCTATGTCTACCCAGGCATAACCAGCACTCTCTCCATTAAGTTTTGGTGGCTGGAACTCCTGTTCTACTACATATACAAAACTGTAATAGTAAAAGTTTTTGTCGCTACTTTGATATACATCTATTGGATTTAGTTTTTGTAGTTCTGGAACGAACCCGATTTCTTCTTCTAATTCTCGTTGTATACATTGATAAGGAGATTCTCCTGTTTCAATTATACCTCCCCAAAAACCCCATGTGTGATTAAATCGTTTATTGCCCTCTCTGAGTTGCAACATACATCTTCCTGTGTCTTTGGCTAGGAATACTACTCCTGCCGCTGTTATTGTCATCTTAAAGTGTTAATCTCCAAAATCCTGGATTGTATTCTCCTTCATAACTACTTATCCAGATTCCGTCAGCCCACTTGTATTGACTGGTAGTAAATGTATTAATTATTTGTTGTTCTGTAGTATTTGCACTGGAGTCAAATACAACTATCCATTTAGAACCGTTGTATTGTATAATGTCATTTGCAGAAGCATCGACATTCCAATTTGGATATCCTGTTGCAGATATGTCTTCAGTAATTAAATATCTCTGATCAACTGATGCCGCGGCTAAAGTTCCGTCTCCAGGATAAGAATCTCTTGGATCTATAATTTTATCTACTGCGGTTAATGTTGTTGAGGGTAATGTTTCTTTATCTATATTAAAAATTAAGGAAGTCTCACTTAATGGATTAGCAGTTACAGTACCTATTACTTCGTTTAGTAGATCATCGCTATCTGTACCTATATTTAACTTTAATAAACTAGTTGCAGAAAGTTCTCCTACCATATCAATTATATCACTCCACTTTTGCGGAACCCCACTTGCGTCTACAAGGGTAGCACCGCTACCTACTATTTGTATATAATAATCATTTGGTGTAACAACTATTTCCGCAGTTTCTTCGACATTACCAAAGAAGTCGCCGTAGTCTTCACTAAAGCCTAAACCTTCTACACTATTAGTTGAATGTACATCTGCTATAATACGTTGTATGATACTTTGTCTTTTAACTTTTGCTGGAGGACTTATCCAAATAGGTATTGCAAATGTTAAAGTAGATATATCTAAATTTTCATCAACACCTGCAGGTATGCCTCTACTACTCCATGCGATATCTGTAAGTTCTACCTCAAATACACTAGACCAATCTAATGGATTATCATTACTTTGTAATTGAATACTGGGATTGAATAAAACAAATATTTGTTCTAGAACCTGTAGTTTAGTATCTGTATTAGTAGTCCATATATCTACTTGAAGTGTCATATTAAATGGAACAGGCATATACCTTTGCGTAGTAAATAAATTACCTTGTTCAGATGTATATTTTCCTTGTACAGAATCCCATTCTCTTTCTGCAACTTGATTGGTATCAACTAAGAATGGTTCATGTGTTCTATCTCTTGCCGGCTGTATACTAGCAATATTTACACTTATAAAAGGTGCAGAGTTTATTATGTTTTCTGAATTGTTTCTTAAAATACTAGCAACCATTCTGTTTGCATCACCGTATCTTGCAGGTACACGATTATATTTTACGCCTTTTTTAGTATTCTCTCTTACTTTAAAATTAGAGAATATTCGTATGAGCTGAATTAGATATCTTTTTATCTGCTCATCATACCAATAATCTAAATTTTTTCCTGCCATTTTATTCTTCTTCCAAATCTATTTTGTTTTGTATGTTTCTAATAGCATCTTCAAATACTTCTTCTAATTCGTAAATAGCACTTTCTAAATTATTTTTTGCCTTGTAAACTTGATTGACATTATATTCGTCTAATTCCAGTCCGTGTTGTTCTGCTATATTAGAAAGATTGATGATAATTTCCATGTGCATATCTGCATATTTAATATTTTTTGTTTCTTTTCTTGCAGATTCTAAAGCACCTTGCAAATCATATAACTTGTCTTCTAATGGACTTAGGTTTTCTTTTAAAATTATGTCGTTTAGTTTCATTTTAATTATCCGTTTTTGGCTTTAAGACTTTACTTAAATTTTGTCTTTCGTTTATTGTTTCACCATCATTTGTATTTGTTAAGTTATTGTTATTAATAAACCCTTGTAAGATTCTATTAGCCGCTGACCAAACACCTCTACTATCGGTACCAACATTTAACCAACGTGTTCCAGACTTTTTAAATAGTCTGTTAGGACTAAAGTCTGTCCTTAAAAAATAATCTCCGTCACTTGTTCCACTTTGTGGGAAACTTTCTCCACTGCCTACTAAACTTATTCCGTTTATAGGTGTACCGTCTCCAGACGCAAAGTCTAATGTTGGTGACGGTTTGCCTGGTACTGATTCATCAAAATATAAATGTGCAGTATCTCTAAACTGTGGTGCAAATGGAACATCATTTTCTGCTTGTTCTAATATTTTATCATTTATATTAATTTCATTTGCGTATGTACTGATTAGGTTTCTTAAATCTTCTTCCTCTTCACCAGTACCAAGAATATCTCTGTATTCTTGACTGTCAGTTATGGGACCTAATTTAACTCTCCAAAGATGAGGCCACCAACGAGGATCGTATCCTTCTGCTGGTCTGCTTCCGTCAGTAACCACATAAAATCTGTTTATTGCTTCTTCACTGCCTAATAATAAATCATCTCGTAAATGAGGAAGTTCTAGTACATCTCCGGGCATTAGTTTTCTGCCTATAGATTCAACCATGCTTTCAATATGGAAGTTCATAAATAATGTGTCATTTGCTAGGAACATACCAAATTGTGTTAGATCAAAGGCGTCGTTATCGCCTAAATTATATTGTCCTCGTAATTCGTATATGTCTTCGCTATATTTTCTATCTCTGTTTTCTAAAAATAGTAAGTCTTGTATAAACACTTCTGAATTACTGCCGGCACTTGACGGCCTTGTAGGATCATTTTCGTCTACAGTTTCATGTACTCCTAAATATTTATGGATGTTTACTCCGGTTCCTCCGGCGTAGATGTGCTCACCAACTATTCTGTCAGTAAAAGTGTAGTCATTTCCCTTGACCGGATTCCATAAACTTAATCTAGGCATACTACTATTTATCAGTCTTCACTTCTTACTGAGGACTGTCCTAACAATAATAATTTTTTAGCAATGTTTTGATTATTAGAACACGAATCCATACATGTATAACAGTATTTTCCGTTTAAATTGCCGTTCATACCTGCAGGCAAGTCTTTTTTAAATAAGTTTGAATTTAAAATATCTTTGATTGTATTATCTTTACTTAAAACATTATTATAATTTCCATACATTTCATTAATTTGTTTTTCACCAGTTTGAATTTTATTTGCATGGAAACAGCATGGAAATATACTGCCGTCTGCATTTAAAAATATTTCGTAAAAATCCGACTCTTCAGATATACTAAAGCAATCTATATCAATGTTGTAATTATTTTTACTAATATACTTTTCTATATTAGCATCGTTATACATATCTGGATCTGGGTAAGTCAACTTAGCATTTTCCTGCATAAAAGGTACATGATCGTCTATAAAATTGATTGAACCGTAAGGTTTTAATGTGTAAAGAAGATCGTAATTGCCGTCTTTGTTCGGTTGCCTATCGTAAACAGGCATAGTAAATGTGCTGTTAGTATCAATATCGTATTGAAATCCGTATGGTTGTTTAATTCGTAGTTCTAAATTATAAGACTTACAATGTTCTTTAATGTTTTCTATATCATTTTTATTATGATCAAATAATAAAAACTCCCAAGCACCATTACTCCAATTGTACGAATTAAAATAAAATTTAGTAATCTCCCTGCCATCATTTACAGGTGTTTCTATCCATTCTCCATCAGTACTATTTAAATTACTGTTTAGACCTAAAAAATAACTTTGAAAGTTTTTCCAAAGTTTATCCCATTTTACGTTTTTCCTGTGTAAATGATTTGTTTCTGACAAGCCGTCTATACTCCAAATCACACCGCCTTGTCTTTCAAATACTTTTCCTTTAAATGCTTCGCCTAAATTAAACCAAAATTTCTCATTTCTAGCACCACCGTTTGTTCGTATTTCTATTCTAGTGTCAGGATTACATTCAAATAAGAAATTAACAATTTTTACAAGGTCATGAGCATTACTAGGATCACCAAGATTACCGCAAAAGTTCCATGACTTGATTTGCCTACAAAAATCTATACCAATATAGTCTGTAAAATATTCTAAACCTAACTCTTTATTTTTAATAAAATCTTTTACTGGACCCCCAAAGGCCGCTCTAGCACAACCAGGACATTCTGAATTACATCTATCTGTAACTTCTACATGAACTGCATTTATAGGTTTATTGTACATGACAAGTAGAACAAGAATCAACACATTGAACCGTATATTTTAATTCACCAGGTAATTGCCCTTGTATACCTTGTATTAGTGTTGTTGTAAAGTACTCATTTTTTAGTATTTTATTAAAAGGATTATCTTTAGACGGTATAAAACTTTCTTTGTCTTTAAATTGTTCTGCTAGTTGTGGATCTATTCCGCCTATATGCATACCTGCACCTATATAACAACAAGGAATAAATGCACCGTCGCAGTCTATATAAAGGTCTGGTGTTTGATTACCTATTTTACATTTTATATTATAATTACCTTGTAGTTCACCATGGTATTTTATTTCTTGTCTTCTTAAGAATCTTCCGTGGTCATCGACAGGTATAATTTTTATGTGATCTAAGTCTGCATCTTTAGGTAAAATAGAATAGGAATACTCTCCGTCTTCATCAAAAACTTCTATAGGAGTTACTTCTACTGTATTATGCTTATGTACACGATGAAATCCTACAGGATCTTTGACCCATAGTTCAATTCCTAAATCTTTACATATTTTTTCTATTTCTGGAATTTGATGTTTGTTATGTGCAAATTCTAAAAATTGCCATATGCTGTGACCGCCTCCTTCTGTGTAGGCATTTAAATTTTCCCATACTTTATTCCATTTAACATTTTTTCTGTAAATATGATTAGTATCCTCTAAACCATCTATGCCCCAGATCACTGAAGAACCTGTGTTTTTTAATATTGTTCCTAATTCATACCACCATTCTTTAGATCTAAATCCACCGTTAGTATGTATTGTAAAAGACGTAAACAAATTTACTGATCTTAAGTATACTATTATTTCCTTTAATTCTGTACATGCTATAGGATCTCCTTTTGTGCCACAAAATTCCCATGCAAGTACCTCTTTGATAAATTCTTTTCCTAATTGATTTTTAAAATAATCAACTCCTAACTCTATATTTTTTATAACATTGTTCATAGGACCACCATTGTACCTGCGAACACATACAGGACATTGTGCATTACACTTGTCTGTAAGTTCTACATGAACAGATTTTGGTATTGTGAACGTAGGTAGCATTATACTACTTATCAATAAAAAATTAAAACATTATATTATAGCGATAAATATTGGCATGACAGCAGTTAGAGGTGCAAGGCCTATAAGAAATAAAGAAGTATCTGATTTTCACTTTCATTTAGATAAAAATGCTTTATCAGTTCCTACATTAGAAGAGTATCAAAATGTGTGGAGAGAATGGTTAAATTTTAGTAATAATAAAAGTTTAACAGGATTAGATACATTTAAATATGCAGACTATACACAGGGAACAAGTCAATCGTTCGATAATTTTATTTTACGACATAGTAAAGATAGACAAATTATTGTATTAGAAGGTGACTTTCAATATCATGCTTGTTTAGGAAAACATTTAAACTTTAAATATATTCCTTATCCACATTATCTAGAAGAACATTTAGATGGTTTAGGACTACATGCATTAATTGTAAGTGCTCCATTTAGTGATTTTGGTTGTATACATCCTGATTTTGAACATTTAATGAAAGTATGTAAAGTACATAATGTTCCTGTTTGCTTAGACTTAGCATATTGGGGTATTTGTAAAAACATACATATAGACTTAGATAACTTCCCTGCAATTGAAGAAGTTACATGCAGTCTTAGTAAGCCTTTCTTCACATTAGAAAACCATAGAGTGGGTATAAGATTTACAAGGGAGTATGTAGATGACGGTGTAAGTATGCTTAATGAAGTTAAGATGGCTAACAATTATAGTATGGCATTGGGAGTTGAATATATGAAAAACTTTTCACCTGATTATAATTGGGACAAATATAAAGATCAATATGAGCAAGTGTGTTTAGAGCAAGATCTTGTATATAGTGATAGTGTAATATTTGGATTAGGAGATGCTGAAAGACACCAAGAATTTAATAGAGGTATAGAAGGTAATTTTAGAGTCTGTATTTCCCAATATTTAAGTAACTGTTAAATAAATAGTCACGAATATACATTACACAGGAGAAATAAATGATAGTAAATTCTCACAACGATTGGGACCCATTAGAAGAGATAATCGTTGGACATGCTCACCACAGTAGAATAGCAACTGATATTTCAGCAAGAAGTTTTAGTTATGCACCTTTTAAGAAAGAGGATGTAGAAAAATTAGAAGGCACATATCCGCAATGGGTAATAGATGAAGCCAATGAAGATGCAGACGGACTAGCGGACACACTTACTAAAATGGGTGTTAAAGTACACCGACCTTCTATAGTCGATTGGGATAATGTTAATTATGATATTGGACAAGGTTGGAATACCAAGGGCTGGTATAGTTGGTGTCCTCGTGATTTAATATTACCATTAGGAGATATGTTAATTGAAACGCCTACTCCTGTTAGAGCAAGATACTTTGAAGCAAAACAATTATATAAAGATATAATGTATGAAGCATTTGAAGATGGTGCATTATGGTTAGAAGCACCTAAGCCTAGATTACATGATGACATGTTTCAGTTTGAGGACATAGAAGATAAAGCAACATTACTTGATCATGAAATATGTTTTGATGCTCCTAATATTGTTAGAGTAGGAAGAGACTTATTGTATCAAGTAAGTAATTCAGGAAATATGAAAGGATACAAGTGGTTAAAAAGATTACTAGAACCTATGGGTTACAAAATGCATTACAGCGAACTTTATAGTTTTGCACATTTTGATAGCACTATTGTTCCACTAAGACCTGGACTAGTTCTAATGAACAGTTCAAGAGTAACACCAGATAACTGTCCTGAGATGTTTAAGAAGTGGGATAAGATTTGGTTTGATGATTGTGTAGTGCAAGGCAGTAAATTAGCAGACGAAGGTTATATGCCACCTTGTTCACCTTACATTGGTATGAACTTACTAAGTGTAGATCAAAATACTGTAATCTTAGACTCAGCACAAGAACCTCTGATGAGGGAACTTGACAAGTACGGTATAGATAGTGTACCTGTACAGTTTAGGCATTCTATGACGCTCTCCGGCGGCATACATTGTGCTACATTAGACTTAAGACGTAAAGGTACATTAGAAAACTACTGTGATTAAATACGGTAAAATAGATAACTTTGGAATAACTCATGATCAAATGAGGCAATTAAATTTTGACGATTACTTTCAATGTTATCAGCAAACACCTGCTGTAGAAAAGTATTATACAAAACATAATAGTAGTATATGGCAGATGTTTGAAACTTCACCGCAATGGGTACATGACTTATCATTAAAGATACCACAAGATTTTGACCATCATGTTGTAAGTGTTATAAACATAGAACCCGGACAAACAATTCCACATCATGTTGATAAACATTTTAAACTTAAACAAGAACACGGTGAAGGCGAAAGTCATCGTTATTTGATATTTTTAGAAGATTGGAAACGTGGACACTATTATGAAGTACACGATCAACCTTTTACTAAATGGAAAGCAGGTGACTGGGTCAAATTTGGTATAGACGATTGGCACATAGCAGGTAATATGGGAGAGGAACCTTTTTATTCTGCACAGATTACGGTGTTAAAAAATGATTAAAGGACATATAGACCTTTCTTGGTTAGACGAGAGAGAATTATATCTTACAAAGTTTGTAGAAGAAACAAATACTGTTTGGTCTGGAGGCTATTGGAAAGATAACAATATGGCAATACCAGATTATCCTACGGATGGTCCTATAGTATTACAAACATATGACGAATATGCCCCTGCATACGCACAAAAAATTCGAGAACTGTTCCCACAGATAGAACATTCCATGGTTACTGTAAATTGTATTAAACCAGGGAGATTCATAGGACCACATATAGATAAATTTT